CATAAACGCCATCGAAGACTTCGTTGATAATCGGTTCGACTACCGCACGAAAGTCTGTACTGCGCATTGGGGTTGCCATGTGCTATTCCTTTCGTTAATTAATTAAACCGATACCGACGGAGCGGCAAATTGGTTGTTGCAGATCTGAACCTGAACGATTGTGTAAGCATCGCCCCACTGGTTTGTGTTACCAGCTGGGTAAGCTACTTCACGTCCCAAACCAACTACACGAACCTGACCTTGGTTACCTGTACCAACAGCTGTTGCAAGCAATGCTGTAGTAGAGAAACCTGCGCCACCGTTGCCGATAGCATAGCCATCAGTTACAGTAGAACCTGCAGTTGTGTCGAAGTTGTATTCAGTGCCGATAGCTGCAGAAGTTGCAGAACCATTAACTTGAGCTTCGTATACGAGTGCTGGATCTGTGAAAATCCAGAAAATGATGTTTGTAGAAGCATCGAGAGTGGTTTTTGCAGCATACTTAGCTACAGAACGACGACCGTCAGAGTTTGTGTACTCTACGCCATCAAATACGCCATATACCTTACCGCTAGAAGCAGTTTGGTTAGCGATGGTCAATTGGCCAGAAGAAGTCACGGCAACAGGTTGAAACTGCCAGAAAGACTGGCCAGAGCTCAAGCTGTATGGTGCACTGTATGTCGTACCTGGGACGTAGGTGTTAGTACCAACGAATGGTACTGCACGATCTAATCCGCTAGGATGGTATGCAGGCTTCAGACCAAAGGGTTGAAATGTTGCGGACATTTATTTTCCTTTGTTTTTATTTTGAAGAATGTTATGAAAAACGAATATTGCTATTCGCCTTAGCGGCTTCCTTTTCCATTTCCAAAATACCACCTTCCAAGATAGAACGACCACCTTTGCCTTCTTGAGCAGTGCTCCGAACTTGCGCGGTGATGTTGCGTTGATGCTCCAAAGGATCCTCAAGGTGCAACATTTTCATTACTTCTTGGTAGATTTCTTCTGGTAACTTGAAGAGAACCATTTCATTACAACTAACACAGCCTTCAAACTTGCCCGAGCTCATTTTGCCTAGTCCTTCAAAGCCTGCTCCTAATTCCGAGGCTTTAACTGGCTCATAACCCAACGCCATTCGTTTGTCGATACTGTCATAATTATTTGTGGTGGATAACCAGCACAAATGAAAGCCGGGAATAATCCCGTGCGGCAAATCAGGTAATGCACTGTTTTGCCACCTATCGCGGAACGCAGCTACACGCTCCTTTTTTGCTAACTCTTCCGGATTCTCAGCAGAGATCCGTTCTTTTGTTTCAGCAACTCGATCGGCTAAGCGATCATCTAAGTCACGTTTAATTCTTGTATTTGCCATGATAATTAACCTTTATTTTGACGATCATATTGTGCGTATGCACGGATCATTTTGTTTCGTTTTTCTACATCGTCCCAAGCACCAGCATCTTTAATTGCCTGGACACGGTCACGTGATAATGTGATTGTTCCAGGTTTTGCGCTGTTTACTGCTGCGGTGCGACCTGATGTTGATGCATTTGCTCTTTTTCCAGATCCCCCTTTAGAAGTATATCTGTGAGGCAAACGATTTTGTAAACGATTATCTAACTCTTCCCAATACTCAGGATCGCTAGGATCCCAACCATCGGCTGCAAGTTCTTGGTCAATTACTTTGGCGATTCTACTATCTGTATCTCGAGCCTGCGGATCATACCAAGAGTTCTTTTTAAGCCATTTTGTGGCTAACTGTTGAACTTCGGTGTTGATCTGGTTTGGCACATTTTCTTTTGGTGCCTTAGCATGCTCAAGTTGTTGTTTTTTATAGTACTCGGCTTGTTTTAGACGTTGTTTAGCGTCTGTCAACTGCTCTAAGTACTCAATTTGGCTTGCTGCGTCACCAGTTTGAGCTGCCTGCAGTAACTTCATCTTAGCATATTCGACACGGGTGGCTTCGTCTTCAATAGCCTTGTCAATCTGTGCGAATTGATAAGATACTGCGGTGTTCTCAACCTTGGCTAATCGTTCGGCCAGTTCGGCGTTACGACGCTCAAGCGCGGTAATCTTGTTTTTAGCAGAAAGATCGCGTTGTTTCTTTAACTCTTTTTTGAGTTTACGCTCTTCACGGCGGGCTTCACGAATTGCTTCTCGTTCTTCGTCGGAAATATCTGCACTATCATTTTGTTCATCTTCTTGACGCTCTTCATCGGTGCGTTCATCAGATGCTTCTACTTTGCCACCTTCTTCGTGGCCTTCAATTTCTTCTGGAAACTCGACTTTAGCAACTAAGCTACCGTCATCCAGTTCTTTCATTGGGACGTGATCGTCCTGTTCTTTCTTTGCCATAATTTTTTTCCAAAATTGTTAATCCACAAACGCTTTCATACGCTGTGCCGCTTCAAATGACCGGATCTTGGAGATCACTTCACGCGCCTGTAATGTAATAAACACTACTGGTGCGCCATCATCGTCTGGCTGCACAACAAAACGATCGCCACCGTATTTAATTGTGCGAACTAAGTCGCCAACTTGACACCAGGGGCCTTCAACCCAAGGAGTTAAGTCATCCGGGCTTTTGTATGCCAACGGACCAATTTGTCGTACTTTAGCTACTGTTTCGTTATAACGCAACGTCTGTTTGGTCTCATCCACAAGGATAATACCGCCTTTACTTGTTGTCTTTTCGCGGCGCAATTGCACCAGTACTCTGTCACCAAGAATTTCAACTCCAGGATCTATTTCGGGGAAACATTCAAGTTCCGAACGTAAATCTGGTTCGTCTTTTTCTCTAAAATCAATCGCCATCCGGCAACTCCTATAACCTTTACAGGTCTTCTTCGTCATTCTCCGTCAAAATTTCGTCTACAATGTCCAAAGTCATTTGCAAACCTTGAATAATGCCTACGTACTGCTTATAATCATCAAATGAATTGATGTTAGTGCCCGCGGTGACGGTTTCCGCATGGTTTTCTATCTCAGTCCTTACGCGACCGATAATTTCACTAATAAAGTCTTTCATATTCTTACTAATACGTGGTGCGGATTAAATCCGCCCCAAATATCAATAAAAATTTCCGCCGCCGATTTCGTTTAGGTTTTTATCTGGACCAACTTTAGGCGATTTAGCCATCTTGTTTTGGTTCAAGACCGCGTTATTGGAACGCTTAGAGCCAGATGGGCCTTGCTCGACTTTTTGACCGGGGCCGCCAGCATTACCTGGTGTACCAGTCATCTTGTATGTTTTACGGAAGCCTAATTCGCCGCCTTCTTGTTTTTTATTTGCCATTATTGTCCTTCAGGAGGTTGTTGTGGTTGTTGAGCTTGTTGCTCTTGCATTTGAGCCATCTGCTGTTCATGCAGCTGCTGGGCTTGTGCCAAACCCTGTTGGTGTTGCTGGGCGTTCTGCATCATCTCCATCTGATGTTGCTGTGCTGCCTGTGCTAAACCTTGTTGATGCTGTTGAGCCGCTTGTTGTGCCTCAATTTGTTGTTGAACTTGTTGTGCTTTTTGTTCAAATTCTTGTTGCTGGATCGCTAAACCATGCTGACGGATATCTTGGTTAGCTGCATTAATGGCCTCAATTGCAGATTTGTCTTGTTCTGCTTCTAATTGAGCCTGAATTTGATCCATCTGTGCGCCAGCGGTAATCATGGCGACACGTTCTTTGGCTGCATTGTTAATATTAGCCATAGCAATGTCTGTAGCGTTGCGTTGGTTGTCAATATTCGTCTGCGTGCTGTACTTAGCCTGCAACTCTTGAACTTTTTGCTGTAGTTCTGCAATCTTGATCTGATAATCTTGCTGCATAGACTGAGTATCAAGCTGCATCTTAGCCTGAGCCTCTTGTAACTTACGTTGAGTCTCGGCAGTCTGAGTTCTAACAATTGCGGCAGCAGTTGGATCAGACATAAGCATAGTCTGTTGCTGCTGCTGTTGAGCCTGAGCAACTTTTTGAGCCAGCCCATTGATCTGTTGCAAGAATGGGCCAACAGTTTGCTGTGAATCTTGTCCAACAAGCTGTGCAGCCAACGCCAATGCTTGTTGTGCTTCTTGATCCAATGGTAATTCTTGGTGCAACTTAAGAACATCCTCGCCACCAGATGCCGTAGCAACATAAGAGCGCATCGATTGCAGATAGTGCAATGTTAAGTGCTGCTTAATATGCTCAAGTGCGTGTGGTGCAAAGGCTGGTCCAATTAACGGGTTACCACCGTACGCAGGATCCATTGCGTAGCTTAAGTGAACCTTTAAGTGAGCAATATGATCCTGATCGGGGTAGGCGGCAGCGGGTCGTCCCATCGTCATAGAAACGTTTTCTAAGGCCGGATTGGATTCGTTGGCGCCTTGAGGGTTTGGCAGTACTTCTTCTAGTTCAGGAACTTTTAATTGCTGAAGTACGCGCTTATAAACTGCACGCATGTCAAACAAACCAGGTTGAACTTGGTTTGCCTGCGTTGCCATCTGTAAGAGGGCTTGATTCTGAGCAAGACGTTGTGTCTCAGAGAAAATGTTGGGGTCAGATACTGGGCGAACGTCTGAGTTATATGCAAAGTCACGGACCTCAATCTCAACGCCTGATTGGTTGTCCATCTCTTGTAAGTACCAGTTATTGATACGAGAGATAATTGCCAGTGATTTTTCTTGGCTACGATGTAGTCGTGCGTGGATTGAAGAAAATACCTTGGCGCCTTGCTCAATCAGAGCTTGGGTTGTGCCAACGGGCATCTGACTGTTAGCGTCAGCAATCTTTTCTTCTGCTGTTGTGACTACGCCTTTAGCGGCGTTAGTTAACCAGCCAAGCAAATCATAAAGAACGCTAGAAGGTGGATTAAACGGCATGGCCATTGCAATCTGACGGATGTCAGTTACGCCGGCGCCAGCCTCTACTTCGATTACTTGTGTGGGTTCAATTCGATCAGACTGTCCAGACACTCGTCCAGTTTTGAGTTTAAGTAATGTCTGGCTGTTGTTGATATGAGCAGAATCAAGCAGAGCACGTAAAGCACCAGTGAGAGCAGCAGAGAGGCCGCCAATAAGATGGGGGAGACCAATAGCGTAAGCACCACGCCAAGGAATGAACTTGAACTCAACAATCCAGTCCAGCTTCTCACGTTTCTCATCATTTGCATCCCAGTTACGGTACAAGGCTAGTACCTTGTTTGTTGATTCATCAATCGTCAGGATGTATGGGGCGCGCTCGCCACCTGTTTCTGGATCATCGTCCAGGCGCATGAAGCAAGTAATCTCATAAATTCTGCGCAACTCATCGATATTCTTGGAAGGCATATCAATGCCCTCAATCTTATCGTTTGCAGCCTTGCTGCGTGTTTGGTCATTTAATGGAGCGTCAGACGTGTAGTCAATATTCTCCAGGTCACGGTATAAGCCGGCGTCAATACGCTTTTGGTATTCATCACCAGTGATATCTTGTTGCTCGGTAACACGCTGAGCTGTGTAAAAATTTGTTGAGGCGTATGGTAGGATGATGTTATCAATCGGAACCCACTCGCATGTTGGGCGAGCTTGTTCATCATTGTACATCCACTTAAGGTACTGTGATCCACCTAACGGTAGCTGAGTAAACAGCTGCTCCATCTCATCACGGAACTCGGGAACTTGTTGTGTAAGCTGCCAATTAAGGAAATTTACTTTTCGTTCTGCGGCTTGTTCTTTTGCTTTGTCGTCATCGCCTTTGATGTTGGATTTGACAATGCCATCTGGTGGAAGTAACTCTTTGGAAGCGGAAGCTGCGAAGTCAACGCAAGCCTCGGCCATGACGGGATGAACAACTTTAGAAGCGCCGTCGAAAGTAGCACCACCAGGAGCGTCCTTCCCAAGGCCGGTCCTACGAAGTCCTTCTTCATATTGCTTATCTCTTTGTTTACGTGCCTCTTTATCTACATCAATGTAGTCAAGGTATTCGATTGCCAATGACTGTAGAGTTTGTTCATCGAACACTTCTGCAAGGTTTGCGTAAAACTCTGGATTCTTAAGGGGGCTAGATTTTTCGACGTAGTTAACCACCACCGAGCCATCTTCTAGCTCAATGATTTCTTGCTCTACTTCATCGGAATCTAAACCAAGTGCGTCTTCATACGCGTCCATTTCGGCGTCTTGTTCCTTGGCGTCCTGAATCTCATCTTCGCGGTCAAGGTTTGGCAAGTTACTACCGGCCTGGATTGGTAATTGTGGTTGTGCCATAGATTATGTCATTTTGAATTGGGTGGGCGGAACACAGCCCTTATATTTACTAATA